CGCGGTAACGGACTTCGCCATGTTTAGACCAGTCATACCATTCAGATGGGGGCTTATTCGACGTAATCCAGATGGTTGTTGCGACAAGGTTGACAAAGGCACCTTTTACTGGAACTTGCATAGGGTAGATGTCGAGGAGGCGGAGAAGGTGGACTAATTTCATTTCCCCTGAAAAGTCGTCGAGGAGAAGTGAGGTTTGCCCGTCATATCCATCAAACCAGAGATCTTTCCCAATAGGTACGGCGTAGAGATCGTCGGTGGACTCATAGGCCATTCGGGACTTTCCGAGACCTGGTTCTCCATAGAGGAGATTAACTCGAAGTCCGATTCTTGGTTGTTGAACAATGGTGGAGCGACAGAGTTCAACAAATTTCGGGTATCGTTGGAGATCCCCTGGGAACTCTTCCAGAAGCTCTCGTTTACGTTTTCCAGCGAGGATTGCATCTCGAAAGGCTCTAACATCATTGCGCTGTCGAGGTTCATTTTCAAGGAATTCACCAAACTCGAAAGGGCCATCAACTCGAGTATCTTCCTTTGATGCGTAGGCTTTTGCCTGTGATTGAGATCCACGTCGTGGTTCAATGTGCGCAGTAGGAATGAGAGCTTTAACGACAGTGAAGCTAGTTCTTCGTTGCAGTTCACAATATCCCTGAAAGTGAGGTGTTCCATTTTCCCCTTTTTCCAACTGAAAGATGAGATAGCGAGCCTTAGGTGAGAGAGTGTCCCAAAGTTGTTCGGGAGTTATTGTAGGGTTATTAAGCGTGAAGACGAAGTGACGTAGTTGTTGTTGCATATTTGCCATTTTCCACAGAGACGGGTAATACTATGCCCGTCTCTGTGACTACGCGATTTTGTGGGGTACTTTTCGACGTATGTGTATTTTGGTCCGGCTGCGAGTTACCGCGGCTGCGGCTTGCCGTACGTTGGTCTTAAGGGGCGGTATATTCTCCCTGCGGGGCCATCCCCCATCAACCCCCGGCCCTCCCTTCGGGCCGGTTTTTTGGCGTCGGTCGCCGTGCGATCCCAAACCCAATTAGGCGCTTTTAACCCAAACCCACAAACCCAAACCCAAACCCTCCCTCCGGGGGAATGGGTAGCTGTGGTGCGTCGCTCAACGCTCCGCTGGCCGCGCTACCGACGCGCGGCTTGTGGCTAATTTTACTACATTACTTTTTTATTCATACACGATCTTTATAGACCCAGTAAGTGGTAATTACAAGTGTTCCTTGTGCTTGAGATTGATCATCGGGACCTCCGAAATTACGAGGGAAGTAAATAGAGAGATGAGTTCCTCGCGGATTAGCTCCATAATCGTGTTGCGTGAGATTGCTTGCAATCCCATGCCATTGTCCTGCGAGATTCTCGTTTGGAGCAATGGAGGTAGTTTGTGTTTCAATGGAAGGAATACGTGTTCTAAGTTTATACTTAGGGAATTTGATGTAGCGTTTCCATGGGTGATACATGTTGAAGGTTCTAGTCCCTGTGATATTCTCAAGGAGCTGATCGTAAGTTTGAGTTTGAAGATTCCCTTCAATACCATCTCGATCATAGACAAGTACACCAGGGAGGTATGCGCCGTGGATAGCGCCGTTAGGGAGAGACGGATGCCATTGCAGTTTAACTGCGGCAAGACGACATTGGTCATAGATTGAGGCGACTTGAGAAGGCATGTCCGTTGGAGCGAAGCCAGTCCCTGTTCCAGTTCCTGACGTGAGTGTATAGAAGACTGAAAGGTTGTTGGTTTGAAACTGACCACCATTGGCACTAATGCCAAAAAGTGTTCTTCCACCATTAGCTGGACTTTCCATCAAAATGGATCGTTTGGCCTTATAGTAGAAGGCGTTGAGAGTGAGAGTTTTTCTAAAACGACGTTTATTCATAGCGCGGGATCGGCGTTTGGCCGAACGGCGAAAGACGGAAGGGCGGCGTCTTGAGGATCTTCTTCGTGAGTAACGGGGCATGAGTTATGGTCCAAGGAGAAACGCGTAATTTTGTGAAATCGACGCATTAAAGCGCGGTAACGGACTTCGCCATGTTTAGACCAGTCATACCATTCAGATGGGGGCTTATTCGACGTAATCCAGATGGTTGTTGCGACAAGGTTGACAAAGGCACCTTTTACTGGAACTTGCAT